TGGGGATAATTCTTGACTTAGCGTCAATATTTTGTTATAATATTCTTATAGAAAAATTTGGGAATGGGCAAACTAACTAGAAGGAACTCAAATGAACTATACATTCACACAAACAGAACTAGATATATTCTATCTGTGTTTTTTAGGATTTTGCGTCACAACAGCTTGGCAACTTGGTAAACAGCAAGGTATGTCAGACACGATAGACTATTTTGAAGAAAAAGGGTATATTGAACTCGATGACGACTGAAAAATACTTCTTGACAAGTTGGTGGTATTTTGATATAATATAGATAGAATAAAAAATTATTTACGCAGTTGGTAGACCTGCAACAACAATAACTACCTCTTTATGTCTGGCACGAGTAGGAAACACACTTTCCGAGGGCGAGGTAGGAGCTCCGCAATCCACCAGCGGACGGGTTTTTGCCAGAGTAATATTAACGCTCACCGATAAGGGAGCATAAGCGTATACCGATAAGGATACATGGAGAGAGAAAATGGTAAATTCATTACTAGGTATGACCGACCTTGACAGGTTATTTTTAGGCTTTGACAGAATGAAGCACGAGCTGGTTAATCACGGCACAACTGGGAATTACCCTCGCTACAATATAGTGAGTGGCAAAAATGACCAGTATCGAATCGAAATGGATTTGGTAGGCTGGGATAAAGATAGCGTTTCAGTATGTCAAGACGGAAACTCCTTAACTATAGAGGGAGTGGATAAAAGAGAATTAATGACAGATGAAAGATACATATACAAAGGTATCTCTGGCAAGAATTTTCGCAGAGTCTTTACTCTTGGCGAGTATGTTAAGATAAAAGACGCTTCAATGGAAGATGGACTATTAGTAGTAAAACTAAGTGTCGAAAAGCCAGAAGAAGAAAAAACTAAGTTTATTGATATCAATTAACTTGAAGTAAGAAGGTTCCCTTTGGGTTCCTACTTCGTGTAAGGGGAAGTAAGTCGCCACCACGCGTTCCCCTTATTTAAGGACTAATATATGGATAATATGAAACGAAACAGTATTTTTTACGGAATAGTAGCCGCTTTGGCTGCTTTATCTTATATATTAGGTGGTGTGGGCAACTAGCCATTAACGCTAGACTAAAATGGCTGTTATTGGGATTAGTAATAATCCTATTAGGAATAAATTATATGATTAGTGAAAAAGGAACTAAGTTAATAAGAGATTTTGAAGGGTTCAGAACTCATGCGTATCAAGACGCAGTTGGGGTCTGGACTATTGGATATGGACACACAAAAGGTGTCCACGAGAACATGATAATATCTATGGCACAAGGCGAACAGATGTTATTAGAAGAATTAAAAGAGTATGAAAACTATGTAGATGAGCTAGTAAAAGTTCCTCTGCATCAACATCAATACGACGCCTTAGTGTCTTGGGTATATAACCTTGGACCTACCAACTTTAAGAGTTCAACTTTATTAAGAAAGTTAAACGAGGGCAGATATGAAGAAGTGCCCGCAGAAATAAAAAGATGGGACAAGGCAGGTGGAAAACAATTAGAAGGATTGACTAGGCGAAGAAACGCTGAAGCAGAAATGTTTGAGGGTAAGTAGTGCTTCTAAAATACAAAGGTAAAGAAATAGAAGTTCCAGATGACTTTATGATGACCTGTGGAGCACACGCAGAATCAAGAGGAATGAGTCTGGAAGAATATATAGCTGAAGCTTTTACAATGCTAGAACAAAAGCAAAAGCAGGTAGCGTGGAGTTATGACGCTAACGGAAGCCCAGTTGAAAAATAAAGATAAAACGATATGGATTCACCCTAATATAAGATTTGATAAACCTAAAAAGGGCAGAATAAGAAAACTATGGGAAAAGCTAAGAAATGGATTACAAAGTAGAAATATTATTAAAAAGCGATGATAAAGAGATTCGTGAAGGTGGCGTAGTGCATTTTGCTAGAATATTGTATGACAGATTTTTTCTAAGTAAAGGTAATTCAAAAGTATATACCTTTAGTATAGAACCTATTGATAGGGGAGAGGCAAAATATAAGTTCATAAGTGATATGGACAAGTAAGCTCAAGAGAGCTTTCGGGAGAACAAAATGAATCAGGGAAGCCCCCAATTCTCAGGCGACATGAGTCGCAATGAGGTGGAGATTGACCTTACTAAGTTTATGGCTATGGTTAGCGAAATAGGCGAACTAAAAGCTAAAATCTTAGAAATGGAAATGAAGGCAGAACCAGAAAATCCTTGGCAAAAAGGAATTTGGTTAGCTCAAATGATAGATAGTTGGAGAATATTCCCTAGACTATTTTTGAGTGTCTATATTTTTCTACTCTACTACTCAACAATTTGGTTTATGGAATTACCAGAACCAACATTAGAACAATCAGGATTGATAAGTATAATCGTCGGTGCTGGTGCAGCTTGGTTCGGCTTATATGCTGGAACACATAAAGCACCAACAGCAGGACAAAAGTAAGGAAGTAAAATGAAAGACAAACTAATAGACTTGATCGCAATAAATTTAGGCGTAGATGCAAATAAAATTACAATGGAGAGTCATTTTATAAATGATCTCGGTGCAGATAGTTTAGATACTGTTGAATTAGTCTTAGAATTAGAAGATCAGTTTGGTATAGAAATACCAGATGACGTCACAGAAACATTATTTACTGTAGCTGATGTATACACATATTTAGAGGCTAATGTAAATGATCCAAACATATGATAATTGTCTAGCAGAAGATATCAGGTCAGACATATACTTATTGAGTATAAATGCTCAATATGAGATAGGTTGGGACGATACTTCAGTATTTGAACACAGACAATATCCTTGCTTACACCACATGCTTTCAAAAGATGAGTGGGAGCAACTAGATTTGATTAATAGGATACAAAACCTCGAGCTCAGAAACCAATTAAAAGAACTAAGTTACGTATCAGCTACAATCAATCTAGCTGTTCCTTCCTCAGTCCAATTTCAACATACCCACCCACAAAAATATACCTTACTCTACTACATTAACATGGAGTGGAAAAATGAGTATTATGGTGAAACACTTTTTTATAACGACTTAGGCACAGAAGTAGAATACACGAGTATTTTTAAGCCGGGTCGAATAGTGTTTTTTGACGGAAATATCCCACACACAATAAGACCTTCCTCACATATAGCGCCTAGTTATAGGTTTACTCTCTTTGCGAGCTTTAATGAGAAGAACTTTATTGAACAAGCAAAAAATAATTCTTGACAAAGCTTCGTAAAATTGTTATAATATAGATATGAAAAATGAAAATAAAAACGAGAATTTTATGAGTTGGTGCAGGTTTATGTATGATGAAAACTGTTTAGAAAGACATCATCACGGACAAAACCCCTACAAAAATTTTAAAACCTATTATTCAAGAAATAAAAGTTGGTTAAAATCAAGATATGAGTCTGTAGAGGGTGCCCGAGAAGTTAGTTTGTATCTGTCATGAGCGATGAGGAAAAAAATGATTTTTATAGAAAAGGCTTTTGGTTGTGTTTCGTGTATCTACTGTGGGACACTTTTAGAGTATTTGGACTTTTATAATGCCTAAAGATGTTTACAATCCTCCAATGGATTATCTACCTAGAGAAGAAAGAATGAAATGGACATTTAACGAAAAACAAACAATAGCTAGAGTTGTGGAATACATAGAATCAACCTATAGTAAGCATTATGCTCATGGAAGAATACAGGCAACAGAATTTATAGCTGACCAAGGCTTAGCAGAAGGCTTTTGTCTTGGCAATATCATCAAGTATGCTCAACGCTTTGGTAGAAAAGGCGTTAATTTCGAAGATAAAGAGTATGACTTATTTAAAATAATACATTACGCTGTTATACTATTACATACAATAGAACAGCAAGAAGGAAACAAGAAGTTTTAATCGAAAGGGCAGGAAGATGAGAATTTTATGGAACTATCGGAAATACCCGTATGGCAGTATATTGCGACTGTTTGGGCTTCCACTTGGATTTTAGTAGTAGGAAGAACTTGGACACAAGTCAAATGGGAATTAGAAGTCCGATATCCACGACACCCCATAGTAGCACAGCCAGTATTACACTTTATGGTGTATTGTGTATCAATAAATCTTATACTACCCCTAATGGGTATACAAGTCGTATTATCTGATACAACTAGAGATAAGTGGGTTTATGCCTATGCCAAAGCAGTAGGTAGTAAAAAAACAACCAAAAAATAATTCTTGACAACGCCCTCATATTTTGATATAATAAATAATAAAAATCAAAAAGGGATTCGCAATGGGCGATAGATTTTATCAACAACAGCTAGATAAATACGGCACTTGTGCTGGATGGACTGGCGCAAAACGGAGAAGAAAAGTGGCTTGGACAGATGAAAGCAAAGCAGAAGCTGTAGAAATGTATACTATAGCTGAACCAACTCCAGAAACAAGTATGGAGATTGTTAAAGAAATCGCTGACGAATTAGGTGAAAGCCCTAATGGAGTCAGAATGATTCTTACACGAGCAGGTGTATATGTTAAGAAAACACCAGCGAGTGGTAGTTCAAAATCTAACGGAACAGGCGGCGGACGAGTAAGCAAAGCTGATGCTCAAGAAGCATTAAGTAGTGCAATATCAGACGCAGGACTAGAAGTAGATGAGAGCATTATAAGTAAATTAACTGGTAAAGCAGCAGTTTACTTGACTGGAATAGTTGAAAAACTAAATAACTAAATACCCCTATCACAGCAGAAAGAGTTTTCTTGATGTGATGGAGTATTTAAGTGGAAAAAGGAAAATTCAAGGACATTGTCCATGAATACGGTGATGCTGTAATAACTTATAGAAGCACAAACTCTAGAAAGTTAAAATACAATGTATGCACTTTAAATTTTGATAATAAATATATTCAGTCTAAAAAGAATAGAGCAAAGGAGTCGGACGATACTGTCTTACTTTTTTGTTGGGATACAGATTCATATAGGTTATTAAAACCAGCTAATGTGACTCATATCGTTCCTCTACAGTCTATACTGAGGAACAAGAAATGAAGATATATGAAGCACCTGAAATATATGAAAAAATAATATCAGAAACTAAGGAAGGTACTGAGCAAATCAGACTAACCATCAATGAATTCAGAGGCGTAGAATATCTACATCTCAGAAAGTATTATCTTGATTTCGAGGGAGAATTTAAACCCTCGAAAGACGGTGTAGCTATGGCTCTAGACTTTGAAAACTCCAAAGCATTATTCGAAGGATTAGTAGAGATACTTTCCTTAGCAGAAGCAAAAGGTATTCTCGAAACTCACTTCAAAGATATTTTAGATAAAATTTACCTTTCCTAAAAATATCTCTTGACAAGACTCCCATTTTTTGTTATAATATTCATATGAATATTTTTATACTAGACGAAGATATAAATAAATGTGCCGAGTATCACGCAGACAAGCACGTAGTTAAAATGTGTTTAGAATCTGCTCAATTATTATGCACAGCACATTGGATTGCTAAATATATAGGATATGTTCCTAGAAAATTAGACAAAATGGAAATGGTTACTTTGCGAGGCTTATCAGTCAGAGAAATCAGAGATTTCCCTTATCTACCAAATCATTACAATCACCCATGTGCTATATGGGTACGAAAGTCATTAGATAACTATGAGTGGTTATATTGTTTGGCTCTTTCGTTAAATGATGAATATGGTTATAGATATAATGGCAAATCACACAAGTCTATTAAAGAAGTAGTATTAAAACTACCAGATATAGACTTACCTCGCAAAGGACTTACTCCATTTGCTCAAGCAATGCCAGACGAGTATAAAAACGAAAACGCAGTTGTAGCGTATAGAAAATACTACAAAAACGATAAGAGTCATCTCTTATCCTATAAATACAGAGAAATACCACAATGGGCAAAGTAAACAATTTTAATTCTAAAAAAGATTTAATAGACTTCCTAAAAGAAGCCTCCATGGCTTATTACACAGGAGAACCCTTCCTGTCAGACGCAGAGTTCGACACTCTAGCAGCTTCAGTAAATTTTAAAGATGTTGGCTATCAAAGCCAAAACAATCGAATACCTCATATTAATCGTATGTATTCTTTACAGAAAGTATTTGAGAACGAGCATGATACGAAAAACCCCTTAAAAGAATATAAAGGCAAATTGGCATGGACTCCAAAACTAGATGGAGCGGCAGTCTCTTTGACTTATTTTAGGGGAAGATTAGTTGGGGCATTAACTAGAGGAGATGGTAAGAAAGGATTAGATATTCTAGGAAACATGGAACACCTTGTTCCTAAAGAGTTTGACTTCTTAAAGATAATTGACCCTATTGGAACAACAAGACCTTACCTACAAATAACAGGTGAAGTAGTAGCTCCCAAAACAATTAAAAATGCTAGGAACTATGCTGCAGGTGCTTTAAATCTAAAAGACTACGGAGAGTTTATAAATAGAGATATAGAATTTATAGCCTACGGTGTGCAACCATTTAATTATCCTACTTGGACAGAAGAAATGGAAGCACTTAGAGAGTGCGGATTTCGTGTAATTACACAAGACGAATGGCACGAGTATCCAACCGATGGTATGGTATGTCGTATAGACGATCAACATGAATTTGAAAATTGGGGTTATACTTCTCACCACCCTAGAGCTGCTTATGCTTTAAAAAGAATACAAAAAGGAGTAGAAACTACTTTAATTGATGTATCATGGCAAGTAGGTAAATCTGGAGTAGTTTCTCCAGTAGGAATTCTAGATCCTATTGAAATAGATGGTGCTGTA